CAACATTAAGTGGAGCAGCTACCACTAGTGGAACTGTTACGACTAATGCACAACCAAATATAACAAGTGTTGGAACTTTAAGTAGCGTTACCGTCACTGGAAATACTGCAACAGGTGGTATTAAAACAGACAACTATTATTATGCAAATGGTGTTTCTATAAGTTTTGCAGGCACTTACGCAAATAGTAATGTAGCAAATTACTTGCCAACGTATACTGGTACAGTTGGAGCTACCGCGTTAACAACTGGTGCCAACACTACAGCAGGAACTATAACTGGTAATTGGACTCTAAGTGCAGGCTCACTATTACAGTCAACATATGCTGACTTAGCAGAATATTATTCATCAGATAAACGTTATGGACCAGGTACAGTTTTAATGTTTGGTGGTAATGCAGAAGTTACTTTAGCGGATGATGGAACAAATAGAATAGCAGGTGTGGTATCAAGTAACCCCGCTTATGTAATGAATTCAGCTTGCCCTGGAGAACACGTAGTACCATTAGCACTTCAAGGTCGAGTTCCTGTCAAAGTCCGTGGTAGTATAGTTAAAGGTGATATGATGATAAGTGGTGGCAATGGGTATGCAAGACCGTCGAGAAACCCCAATATTGGAACAGTGATAGGTAAGGCATTAGAAGATTTTAATGGCATTGATGGTGTTATTGAAATTGCTATAGGAAGATTATAAGGAATAAAAAAAATGGCAGCATACATTTACACACCAAGTGGATCAAGTCAACAATCAGCAGCAATGGGCACTGAAAAAGTTCGCATTTCAACTACAAGTTCTGCTATTGCTGTAGCCGTAGGAAGTAATCCAACTGCTAATTTAACAGCATGTGAAATTATACCTGCAAATACAGTTAATAATAGTTTTATAGTTGGTGAAGGTAATAAAGTTGCATATATTGCAGTAAGTGGAACTGGTATATTTTCTATCACAGAATTGGGTATGCCAATTGGCGAATAAACGATAAATATATAGTACGCTCACATGGGGTGAGTTTATGCGGTCCCCGCCGCGTAGTGGAATAGAACCCACATTAATCAAGGAGAAACAAATGGGACGCCCATTAAAAATAGCAAAAGCACAAGCAGTGCTTACAATTACTGATACAACGGCTGCAACAGGTCAAGTTACAGTAAGTCAAAGTTTAACAAATTTAGGTATCATTGCAGGTATGCCATTCGTTGTAGCAAGTACGACAGGTGGACTAACAGCTGGTACAACGTATTGGATTTTATCAGTTGTTGATGCTAACAATTTTACAGCATCGGCTACAGATTTAAGTACTAATACAAGTTTTACAGCAGTTACATTAACAGATACAACTGGAACTACAGTTTCAGCTAGTGTTGGTGTTGTTGATGCATACTTTAATAATCCAATAAGCGGTGCTGGATATCCAGCAACTAACACAGCAACATATAGTGTTGTTGGTGGTAATACAGCAATCTATGGTAACCAAGTATTATGTCAAGTTGCTATTGGTATAGCTGGTACTGGTACAATCTCATGCGCCGATGATAGTCCTAACTTAGATGGTGTTGGTACTGACTTTGCAAACACATTAACAGATGGTTCAGTTGTAACTACAAGTGATGGAACATTACTAGGATTTATCACAGATATTGCCAATGCTAATGCAACCTTTGCAACATTCGCAGCAAATGCTGCTGCTAACGTTACAGTAGCAAGCGAAACAGGTTACATCTATGCTGACAGCGAAGCAGGATTTATTGTACGTCAAAAAGGTAAACAAAAATATCTTGTACAAGGAGCAACAAGTGGCTTGATTGGCCCTTGCTACACAGCTAACTTAGCTAATTCTGCGTTAACACCAAATACAATGAGCATTATTGCTACATATGCTAATACTACAACACAGTTAGTACAAAGCTTAAGTGATCATACTGGTGAATTGTTTACAGCAACATCAGGACCAGTAGCTACAGGTAATATTGTATTCCCTAATGCTGCTCCTGCGTATGCTACATTTAATACTGCTGAAGTCGCCAATGCAGATAACGGTATGCCTTACCCATTAGTACAGATTAATGCTGCATAATCATGTCAGTTATTAAGATGACTAAGAATCAGCAGGTGGAAACGGACATCGCAGTGTTACAAGTTCAAGTAAACAATATTGAGGAAAAAATCTCTGAAATCAAAACAGATGTAAAAGAGGTCAGAGATTCCCTTGAAAAGCATAGCAAAGAACATACCGATATGATGAAAGCGATGGAACAATCTGCTCAATCTGCACATGTTGAATTAAGCAAAAAAATCTCTGCTTTAGAAAAATGGAGATGGATGCTTATGGGAGCAGGTATTGTGATTGGGTCATTAGGTTACGATACAGTAGCAAAACTGTTAAGATAAAAAGGGGCCTAAGCCCCTTTTTCAGTAAGTTGTTTTAATTTTTCTTGTACAATATCCATATTAATTGTTGAAAACAAACCAGGATGTAATGGTTTAGGATATTGATTTTCCCCCACCCAAGCATATCCACAATGTTCTGAATTTAATTTTGGAATGAATTCATCTTTTACATTACAGAAAAATGTGTGGTAAACGAAGTTATGATTTACAAATTTTTGAATAGGAACCAATTTTATTTTTTTTGGAAAGTATCCTATTTCTTCATAGCACTCACGTTCAATACCTTCACTTAGTGTTTCGTTTTCTTCAATCTTACCACCTGGTATACCCCAAGCTTGATTTTTTGCATCGGTTCTTAGTAAAAACAAATATCGTTTAGTTTTTGTACAATGAAAAAATACTCCTGCGCTAATCATATAATGATTTATCAATATTAAATCACTATAGAATAATCTCCTTGGCTATACCATCCTTCGTAGCTTTTCATCCACATATCATTACTGAACCTATATTGAACATTTGTGGTCAAGTTAGTTACAAATTCTACAGTAGTTGCAGTTTGGCTATCAAAACTAACATACCATTGTCCCGAAGATGCATCATATTCAACAATATCATTAGCATATGCAACTAAATCTCCCCATGCAACTGTCGTATCTCCTTGGCTACCAATGTTTTCAACAAGCAAATAACGCCTACCGTTGACTGGTCCAGGCAAACCTGCATTTGGTCCTGTTATTAATGGATTAACAACTCCATCAACAGGATCTAGTGTGTTTTGTGGTAAAGTGTCAGGGTCTATGTTATATATAAGCAACCTGTCATCTAAAGGATCAGGAACAATTGTACCTACTATATCAGTATCCATGTATGGATTTTGCAACCATATTTGACTAATACCTGGTCTTAGTGTGCCATAAACATTAAGTAAGCTACTCCAATATAAATCAGTATTAGGAGCTGGTGGAAGATTCAAATCTGAGTTAGGCGGGTAAAATGCTTCATCAGCGGGTAGTAGTTGTAATGTATTACCAATTAACAATACTTTATAACCATATGGCGTAATCTTTTGTCTTGTACCCAATAACAAATCATCATCTTGTATGTCTGTAAGAGCGTCCCCTTTAAATATACTAGCAATAATCTTTTGAATGACACCAAACTTTTTAAGTTTAGCAGCAGTACTTATCCATATAGGCATATAAAATTTCCAACTCATGACATCAATTGGATTTCCTGTGCCTTGTGGTATTGATCTGCTACTAAATGTTAACCCATCTTGATAAACTACGCTTAAACTTGTCCAGTCAATAAAATTATCAGTACTTTGTATTTCTAAGCTTGGGTTGAATAATGTACCTAATTGTTCTATTAATTGTAACTTTTGATTATAGTTTGTTGTCCAAAAATCTACAGTTATTCTTAATGTGTAAGGTACTGGCATTAAACGTTCAACATTAAATGCCTGCCCTTGTGTTGTTTCATATGTTTGAGTGTCACTATTATAAGTGCGTTGTCTTACTGATATATTATCAATAAATGTAGGGTCTTGCATCCAACTTTGGTTATATTCAAGTCCGCTAATATAAAAGGTTATAAGCGGTGCACTTGGTAAATTACTGGCAGTATTATTAGCAATTACAGTACTGGCTTGACGGCTTTGGTCCCCATACATAATAGGTACTCTTATTAATATGTCGTTGCCATTAGGGTCTTTGCCTTTAGTAACTTGCCAATTACTAAATATTTTTGCAAACTGGATCAAGAATCTGCGTATCTGGTTATCGTAAAAAAACTGTGCCATGTAATCTCTTTATAATACAGGTGGTATTGGATCTGGTGCTAATGTTAAAATGCTACTTAATGGTTGTGCTTGTGGTACTGTGCCACCATCTGTTAAAGTTGTTGTAGCAGTGTTATTTATGAAGCCTGACAACTGTGATTTATCATTTTCTGTAAATCCAGTTTCTGCTCTGACATTAGTTGATATTCTTATCCATAGCTGTCCGTCCCAACGATATAATATATTAGGTAAGTAATCAATTCGTAAAAAGTAATCACCAACTTGTGGATTCTGTGGAAACACAATGCCAGCACCTGTTGGGAACCCATTTGGTGCTGTACCATCTCCTGCCAAATATCCCATTGTATAACCAAATGATCTTGGTGTTGATCTAGCAATGAATTGATATCTAGGATCACAGTCTGCACGATAGTCCATTGTATCTGGGCCATATGGTTGAGTACCTGTGAATCCTGGAGCCTCAGGGTTCTGATCAGCAGTAGCGTACATATTATCAGCAGTACCATATGGTCCTGTAACTGGACCAGTTACAGTTGCCATAATAATTGTTTCGCCCTCTACGGGTCCTGATCCATTTCCAATGAGTGTTGGTGCAAGTGTAACTGTTTCTATATTAACTTGATTGTAAGGTACTAATTGTGTATGGTCAGTATCTACTGTAATATCCCAAATAGTTTGAGCAAGTAATTTTGGAACTTTAATTGCTGGACTAGGTGTTTTGTATTTGGGATTACGCATCATCACAACTGTACTAACACCGCTTTGTGGTGCAGCCCCATTTGTAACAACTACGTTGATTGGAGGAGCAGGTTGATTTGTTTTACCTGATAGTTGTGTGTTTGTCTCAAACTCACCATATGTTGGAACAATATAAAGATTACTTCTATCATATCCTGATTTAGGTAGTATGCGAGCAGCCTCATCTAGAACAGCATTATTAATTTCTATGTTCTTGTTGTAAGTTGCCATTATATCTCTTAAATTGCTCTCAGTGTCAAGTTGCCAATAACTTGCATTTGGTGGATACACTCCTGCAGGGACTTCAGCAATACTAATATAATTTTTATCACCATATGTAATTACATATCCAGGAGGATATACTTTAGTATTATCCCATTGCCCTAGATAATTGTCTTGGTTAATAGGTTCTTGTAATATCTGACTAAATTCTTGACTGTCAACTAAGGGCTCACATTTGATACGCCATAAATGAGGATACCATGTTTGACTAAATCCTTCACTCGCAAAATTAGCATCAGTGATTTGATAAAATCTTTTTAATGCAACTGGAATTGTATCACGTAATGGATTAAAGTCTACTAAGTGGGGAAGTTCTAATACATCACCAACCATTAATTTACGTCCAACAATGTCTATCATGTCATTGTAGTGTACAACAATAAAGATAATATCATTGTTTAAAAATAAGCCAAATTGACTTAAATCAAAGTCTAAGTTTTGTACATTATAATGACCACGTAATCTATAAATGTTCGTGTCATAGACTCTATCTCTGTTTTCTAAAAAGAATAAGTCTTGTATATTTTCAGGTCTAAGTACATCATATTGAGGTTGTGTATAATCAATGCTTTCTGTTTTAGCATTTGGCCCTAAATACTTATGGATATATAAATCAGTACCACCCACAGTCAATTGTTCGGATATTGTTCTATCCATGAATCTGTAGTCGTTTTGTTTATTTGGTCGGTATAAAGATAATTTTGGCATACTGTATTTATCCAGTGTATCGGAGGCACAAATGGTGCGAAAAGTAAGTAAAAAAGCTAAGGTCGAAATCTTTGCAGTTAAGTCGATGGATCCTAAAGATCCTGACACTAAGTATTTGGGAGATGAACCTAATTTCCCAATGCAACCTGAAAATAGGGGAGTTGCATTAGCAAGAGGATTTACTTGGTATAATAGATTTTATGGTAGGAAAGAAGCAAAAGAATTGCTTTGCCAATATCTTGACGCTAATAGTCGTGAGCAAGATGCTAAAATTATGCGTAAAGTTGATGAGGGTGAACTAATCCCTACATTATGCTGGTTAGCAAGAATGACATTACGTGGTCTAATATTAACGGAACAAGAGTCCCTAACATTATCAAATGAAATTAATCGATTGCTCAGGGCTGTGCATAAACCTGAGGTCAAACAAAGCTCCACTGGTAAAAAGAAAGTTGACAAAACTGAAGTTAGTAGACCCAATGTCCAAGAAATTATGAAAGAAAAGGCTAGGGAAGCAGGTGGTGAATTAGAGGGTTTGTTTGATGAATATATTACATCAGGTGCTGCCTCAAAACATACGTTACGCCCCATTGATGAAGTTGCTAAAAAGAATGTACTACCACAACATATCAGTATATTG